ACGGTGAAACCCGTACCCCGCCAAAGGCTCCAGCCAAAGGCACGCCAGATAAATCCCTGATCGAATATTCCTACTCCGACGGAACCAAGCGAGTCTTACACTTCCGCAAGGGATGGCGCTAGGGATTTCCAGCCTGAGCCAATGGGTGCGATACATTGGCTCACACAGGCAATCCCGCCTGAATAGGTAACATAGATCGGCGATGGATAGAAGCCTAGCTTCTGGAACCCTAGCAAACGACCGATGGTTTACCAAACTCCGGGCAATCCTGCCCAACTAGAGGAAAGCAAATGGCTGTCCTGAAAATCCCGGTTACGAAAGCTGGTAACCAGATACTTGAAGTGGACTCGGACTCCATCCCCGATACCATGTTCAAGCTGGCCCTTGCCGAAGGTCTTAAGGTCCTGCTCAACAAGGGCATGTCCAAGATCGCTACCAAGGGCCTCGAAGGCGATGAATTGGACAAGGCTAAGGCCGCTGCCATGGAAATCGCTGCTAAGAACCTTGACAAGCTCAACAAGGGCGAAATCAAGGTTGGTCGTACCGCTGGCGCTACCAAGATTGCTGGCGTGGTTATGACCGAAGCCCGCCGACTGGCGAAGGAAGTGGTTAAGGATGAGCTTAAGGCCGCTGGATATAAGATTTCCCACGTTGAGGCGTCGGAGATCACCAAGGCTGCCAATGCTCTGATCGAGGCTGATCCTTCGTTTATCGAAACTGCCAAGGCCAATATCGAAAGCCGTGCTAAGAAGCCCGCGGCTATCAATATCGCCGCACTTGTCCATGAGTCTCCCAAGCTCGTTGCCAAGGCTGCCGCTGCCAAGGCGGAAAAGAAGTCTACTCTGTCGGCCAAGCAGGCTGGCAAGGTTGCGCCTCGCAAGGGTCAGTCGGCCGCTCCGGCTCACTAACCCTGATTACCTTACGGCAGATTTGGTAGCAATGAACAGGCACTGGTACGAAGAAGCCTAGGCTGATCTACTATACCAAGTTCAGGATACACAAATCTCCAACTAGGCCAGCAATGAACAGCCACTCGCAGAAGCAAGTTCAGGATCGCCTAGACACAAGCCAACTAGTAGGGGATACGTCCCCTACTTCTCCAAGACAGGCGTAGCGCCAATCCCGGCCAAGACGCTAGTAAGGAAACCAAGCCATGTCTAACATTGCAGTTGACTCGGTTCTGTCGGCCTTTGCGGAAGCCTATGAGAGCCATAAGCGAGTCCCTGAATTGGAATCTCGGATTATTTCCCTTGAAGCCACCCATGCCGAAGATCAGCAGGTCATCACTGATCGGACTAATACCATTGACAAGCTCGAAACTGAAATCATCGGCTACCTTGATCAAATCAAGAAGCTGGAGGCTGACTTGGCGTCGGCCACCTTTCGTGCAGAGAAGGCTGAGGGGACTGTGGAGGCAATTCGCAAGTTCTTTCCTGAACCTGAGCCGAAGCCTGTGGAAGTGGTTCAGGCTGAACCTGTGGAGGGACCATCCGAAGTCGTGGCTTCCGTAGAGACTGTCCCTGCGAATGAATATTGGAACGCTGAATTGGAACCTGTGCCCGAACCCAAGCGTTTCTCCGGCTATTCATGGTGGTCCAAGCCTGATCATATCTCGTGGGAAACATTTGTTGCCGAAGGTGGAGAGGCTGAACCCAACCGATATGGATCGGCCTCCGGTTTCTAAGACTTTTAACAGCCGGCTAGGGAGTGCGACCCTAGCCGGTCATTAAAAGCCTAGGGAGACAAGCCAATGCGTAATGTCGAAGCTATACGAAACCTCGGAGAACTTTATTCCAAGGAAACTCTTATATCAACGGCCGTGGTTATTATTGGTGTGTTAACAGGTCTACCTCCGTCCGATATTACCTCGGATATTGCAATGGAAATCTACACCAAATTGCTTGATGAAAAAGGCTTGCAAATACAATCCATGATTGACGAAGCCATGAAGGAGTCAACCCCATGACCGCCAGCCGCGCCCAAACATTTGCCCCGCCTAATGCCCTCCGCCTCTGGACTGATGGCAAATCTATCTATGTCGAACTTTCCGGAAACCCTGTCCATATCATATCCTATCGCCTGACTGAGCAGGGTCTGTCCAAAGCCCTTGAGCTAATCAAGATCAAATCCGAATTTGCGGGCGAACCACAAAACGAACGGACTTTCAAATTCAAATCTGCATCTGCCGTATTGGCCGAACGCATCTTACGTGCCCAAGGCATAATCAAATGAAATACCCGTTGCATACTCTAATCCGGCCCGGCCAATGGCTGTTGATCCCTTGGCCGGGCACAACAGTTCCTGATAGCCTTAGATCAACTATAGCCAAATCAGGCAAGCGCCATGGGCGACGTTACGCAACCCGTAAAACTGCCGAAGGTTTACATGTAACCTACCTTGGTTCCCGCCAACCTGCTGAGGTTTCCAAATGCGCCGACGAAAATACCCCAGCCAACCTGCTGAACCGCGCAAAGATTGGCGCGATCCAAACATGACGGTATCAAGAGATTACATTATCCAAGGTTCTCTGTTTAAAGAAGTATCCCCTGAATTTGAACAAAATTTTAGAGCGCGTTCCCTATCCATGAATTCTAAACCGACGTGGCGCGATGACCCAACTTACAACCTTGGAAAACCTGCTCGCAGAAATCGACGCTGAGGGTTTTCACATCGACATGATCCACCAAAACAACGCCGGATATTGGCAAGGCTCTCTACGCCCTAAAGACGAAGCCTGTGCAACATATCCAGTCTATGGTGACAGCCTTTACTCCGCCTTAGCCCATGCGTTTGAACTAATCCGCAATGGCGTTGGTCGTCGAGTGACTTCTCATGTTAACATCTATACCGGCCCGTTTAAAGTTGATCCCGATGCAAAACTATCAAAGTCAGTTACCGAAGCCTTAGCCAACCTGCTGCCAAAATCTGAGCCGATAAAACGTAGGATATGAACGCCGCCTATGTACATTGAGTATTAAAACCGGAAGGAAACAAGTGATGGAAAATACACCAGTTACACAAATTACCGACGCCAACGGCAATTGTGCCTCGATTAGGCATTGGGGCAGCGAAGAAGCCGCGCGCGCATCGCTGAAAACGCTTAGAAATTGTAAAAATTGTTGGAACTGCCAGCGCTGCTCAGACTGCTCAGGCTGCGAGAACTGTGTGGATTGCTCAGACTGCTCAGACTGTATGAATTGCTTGGATTGCTTGAATTGCTCAGACTGCTTGGATTGCTCAAGCTGCATGGATTGCTGTGATTGCTTAGACCGTGAGAAGGGCAAGAAAAACAAAGTTGACGAAAGTTTACAACCGGTTATCCCTGTCATCAGTGGGATTCATCAGGCGGTTTATGCCGCCGCTTCCGCCCCAGCCGCGCTCATTATGGAAAATTGGCACACCTGCGAAACGACTCATTGCCGCGCTGGTTGGGTCATCACTCTCGCTGGCGAAGCCGGAAAGGCCCTTGAGGAATACTGGTCCACGGACCATGCTGCTTGGTTGATTTACAAAGCCAGTGACCCCGAGATTGCGCATCGCCCTGATTTTTTCTGCTCGAATGACGACGCGCTCGTTGATATGAAGCGACTTGCGGATGCTGAACGTGCAAAAACCTAAGACCGCCACAAACGATTTACCACGCCGAAAATCCGCCCGAACTCAACAGGAGTAACCATGAGCATTCAAACCCTTCTTAACGGTGAAAAAACCGTCGAAGCTGTCATCACTCATATCATCACCGGATATCAACATCTAATAGCTACCCCATCCGTTTTGCAACTTATCCACAACTACCCAAGCCTGCTTCATCTATCCGAGTCTATCGCCAGCTTTATCCCTGTCGTCAATGAAGGCATGGCAGTCGCTGACCTGCTAATCGAATATGGCCCATTGCTCTACAACGTCGGTCACACCATCAATATCCATCCGCAGGAAGCTGGGAAATCCATTCACGATCGAGAACTAAACTCCGACATGCCGAACTAGAACCCAAAAGGAGTCCAAGACAATGCACTGCTTAGAAGGCAAGACCATCACGCAAATTGAACTCGCCTCGGATAAAAAGGCGATACGTTTCACCGTGGATGCAGACGAGTGGATTATTGCGAAAGCTTTTGGCGATTGTTGCTCTGATACGTGGATCGAACATATAGAACTTCCTGCGGCGGGGCTGCCAGCGAAAGTGCTTTCGGTTGTCGACCTTGATTTGCTTGGATCGACTGACGACGATTGCCTTAAGGTTTACGGGTTCAAGATTGCGACAGACAAGGGCGATATCATCATTGACTACCGCAACGAATCGAATGGGTACTGTGGAGGCGATTTGTACTGGCCCGGGGACTACCATTCCGGCGGTGTCTATGGCCAGAACAATTCGACCGAAGAATATGCGCCGCTGACCGGCGACGTCTGACACAGAAAAGGCCGCCGATGGACTTGTCAGCCGACTTCACCAACAACTAGGAGACAATCATGCGCCATTCAGTTGATGTAACCATCCTCGACGTTGAATATGAAGTCATCGTTGATTACAATTATTCCAAAGCATACCCGCCAAGTGAAGATGAGCCGGGTGCCCCCGAACAAATTGAAATAACCGGCGTAAGAATAGTAAACCAAAGCATCAATCTTCCAATTCCAAACTGGCTTTACCTGTCAGTCGTAGACTTCATCGAACTTCACCACTACCAAAATCTTTGCGAGGAGGCCCGCGAATGATAAACTTTCTTCGCCGAATCTTCGGCATAACCGAAATCAATCGGTTAACCGTGGAAATCAATCGCCTGATCGAAGAAAATATCAACCTGCAAGATCAACTTTCCACTGAGCAAAACATCAATGCAAAACTGGTAGAAATAATTCGCGATATGGATCAGCAAATCTGGACCTTGGGTCAACAACCTTCATGGGAACGGATGCAACCATTATTTGCAGATTTACTTGAAGACACAACTAAACGAATGAATGAAGAATCTTCGCGTATACGCGACATACTTATTCCAGAAATCCGAAAGGTCTTCCATGACTGACTCCAAATACTCCACCATCGGCGGCCAAGTCACGCGAGGCGAAGCCTACACCAAATTCATGTATCACCTTCGCGAAGCCCAAGATCAAGCCGCGGTTTTGGCCCATCTTCACAATACCGAAGATTCGCATATGGACAAGCTCATGGCCAAGGGTTGGCTGGGAATATCTGAGTTAATCAAACGCATGATAGCGCAGGTGATCGACCTCGCGAAGAATAAATTTCAATAACGTTAAACTTTCTACTTGCTTTTCCCGGTTATATCAGGTATAATCAGGAATAATCAGAGGATCAAGCCATGACCCCCACACCCGAGCAATCCGCAATTCTAGACTTCGTTCAAGCCTGCCCCGACAACCTTATGATCCGCGCTTACGCAGGCACCGGCAAGACCCACATGCTAACCGAAATCGACAAAGCCTGTGGAACCAATCCCAAGCTCCTGATATGCTTCAACAAATCTATCGCCACCGAAGCAACCAGCCGCGTTCTTCCTTCGACCACAGTCAAGACCTTCAACTCCCTCGGACACCGGGTTTGGGCCGATGCTTGCGGCAAACGCCTGACCCTCGAAAAATCCAAAATCCTCAACATCTACCGAGCAATCGCCGATGAAACGTCAGCCGCTGAACGGTCGGAACTTTGGTCTTATTATGATTTGGTATCTTCCGGTGTTAATCTGGCGCGAGCTATTGGCTACATTCCGCCAAATCATGCGAAAGCATCCAAGGCCTTAACCAACTATCATACCCTAGAGCGCCTTCTCGACGAAACCCCATCACCAGATGCCCATGCCTTGATTGATAAAATCCTGAATATCTCCATTAAGCAAGCCTACGACGGCTTAATCGACTTCAACGACCAAGTCTATATGCCAGCCCTGTTCTCCGGCGCATTTCCTCAGTTTCCGTTGGTGATGATAGATGAATATCAAGACCTTTCTCCGGTTAATCACGCGATGGTGGCTAAGCTCTGCCGCCGTTCCCGGCAAATTGGCGTCGGTGATGAATGCCAAGCCATATATGGATTTCGCGGTGCTGCCGCGTCGTCAATGTCAGATGCAATCGACCGATTTTCCATGTCCGTATTGCCCCTCTCGGTTACCTTTCGATGCCCGTCAAATATTGTTCAGAATGTCCTTTGGCGAGTGCCCGACTATAAATCAATCCGAGAGGGAGGTCTTGTTGAGAACCTTCCTGAACCTACCATCAACGACGACTCAACAGTAATCTGTCGAAATAACGCCCCACTTCTCAAGCAAGCCATGCGCCTACTGATCGCCGGACATTCTGTTGACGTCGCTGGGGTTGACGTTGGTGCCCGGATTATCAAAACCATGACCAAACTCGGCTCAGAATCCTTGACCCGAGCCCAGACCCTATCCGCGATCGACGATTGGCAGGCTGAACGTGAATCCCTTGACTCCAAATCTGCCCCAGACCTCGCCGAATGTATGCGAGTATTCGCCAAGCAAGCCACAACCCTAGGCGGTGCCATTGCATACATTCGTCACATGTTTGCACTTTCCGGCGGCAAGATCAAATTCATGACAGGCCACAAAGCCAAGGGCCTTGAATTTGACCATGTTTACCATCTTGACTCGGACCTGCTGTCTCTCCACGGCCAAGACCCGAATATCCACTACGTCATCGACACGCGGCCGAAAGAGCGGCTGAGTTATATTCGCACGGAGAACATGTAATGGCCCTTTCAGATCAAATCGCTGCATATGAAGATTGCCTCGACCTTTACGAACGCGCCATGTCCGACGGTAAAGGCGCCAGAGTAATGCTTGAAAATGAAAATCAAGCGCGGTTATTTCAGCTTCGCATGAACCACGCCCGAGTGCTTCTTCGCCAAGATTCCAAACAAATCTATGACAAAATCGATCCACGATATGGTAAGTCTCAATACGATAAATTCGCTAATAAACTTCGTCAAGACGTCGAAGGCAATTGGTGGGTTTATGTAGAACAAACCATCCAGAACCTTCTCGCCATTGAAGGTCTTACAGAAATTGAATCCACATGAAAGATGAAGTAATCCAAAAACTTCTTGACCGTGCTGCCGATGAAGAAATCGGGATCGCGGTCAAAACCAACAATCCGGGTAACTTACAGCAACTGATTCTCGATTACATAAGAAGAAACCCAAACCCAGATCATCAGAAATTCAACATCGCTATCCCATCAATCCCCGAGCATATCTTCATTGCCCGTAAGACCACAGACCTTAACGAGGATTTCTGATGTGGTGGTCATCCGTCGACAAGCGAAATATATTAATCCGTGAAATGCAAGTCGCCGGGTACACATACAGATACCTTGCTCAGGTCTGGGGCTTATCAACCGTCAGAATATGGGTGATCTGCAATGACAGAATTCCACCGAACCAACATAAATCTCTTCGCAGACGATGTAGCATATCTAACGCGGCGTTATGGAACCGGCTGGACCGAGAGAGTCAGAGAAATGGTCCGCCAACGAGTCCGTAAACTTAAATCTAACGATCTAGAAGCCGACTCCGAGGACCTGCGTCAGTCGATTATATCTGAATTTGGAGAATATCCCGATGAAACAGATTGAAGCTAAATATCGTAAATTAACTCGGCTCCAACGCATAGGTGCTTCATGAGCAATGACCTCGACGAACTTATGTCACGCGATCCGCTAGAACTATCGTCCCAAGATATCGACGCAATTATCGACTTTCACCGCAAAGCTCGGGCCCGTCGAGCATCCGGCGAAAAAGTAACCAAGCCCAAGATTGACGTTCAAGAAATCCTATCCAAAACCATGGCCAAGCCGGTTGATGCTAATCCAATCAAGCGGAGGATATAATGTCCGATCAAGCCGATCAAACCCTCGACGAAACCCTGCTAACTATAGGTTCAACCTCTCCATTCTTGCCGGGGACCAATATCCAATTCGCATGGGATTCAACTTCTCTCGGCCTAATTAAAACCTGCCCTCGACTTTATCAATACACCATGGTTGATGGTTGGGCCTCAAAAGATACTTCTGTACATCTTCGCTTCGGCATCGAATACCACCAAGCCCTGCAAGAATACGACGTCTCGCGGATGAATGGGGTTCCGCATGAAGATGCTATTCATGACGTTATTCGCGAGCTTCTTATTCGGACTGCTGATTGGATTGTTGACGAGTCAACTAAGTCCGGGAGGTATAAGAATCGCCGGACTTTGCTTGGTCTTGTCATCGACTACCTTGATCATTTTCGCGATGATACTTGCACTACATACATTCGCTCCGACGGCACTCCAGCCGTAGAACTTAGCTTTCGGTTTGAACTCGACTTTGGTCCTCAAACTGTCGACGGCATATATCAGCAACCCTATATCCTCTCCGGCCATCTTGACCGTGTTGTTTCCTTCAACGACCAACTTCTCGTCATGGATCATAAAACCACAACCACAACTCCCGGCCCGTATTACTTCGCGCAATATGAGCCGAACAATCAAATGACTCTTTACACCTATGCAGGTCAGATAATCCTTCATACTCCGATCAAAGGCGTCTGTATCTCCGCAGCCCAGATTCTTCTAACTGAGCCTAATCGTTTTGTCCGGGGATTCACCTATCGCACAGAGGATCAACTCAACGAATGGATGAACGATCTTCAACTGACCCTGCAAATCGCGGAGCAATACGCTCAGATGAATTACTGGCCCATGAACGACACGGCCTGCGACAAATTCGGCGGTTGCAAATTCCGCGGCATCTGTTCCAAATCTCCAGACGTCCGGGAAATGTTTCTCAAGACCGATTTTATCAAACAGGCACCGGAAGATCGGTGGAATCCGTTGAGGTCACGATGAAGGATCATGTTATAGTCCCAACCACCATCGTTAAAATCGAAGAAAAATTTGTCGAGTACAACCACCGTAAAGGTCCGCTAGGCCATGAGTGCGATAAAGCTTCCATCGGCTGGTTTGTTCAATTCGACGGATCAACCGAGTCGATTAAACTTTGGGATTCCGATCCCGGATGGCGGGTTGGTGACAAAGTAGATATTCTCTTTCAAAGGAAACCCAAATGACCTCCCTCGCAAAGCACCAATCCAATTCCTTCACCAAGCTCCTACTTCTAGGTGATGCTAAATCAGGCAAGACCGGTTCCTTAGTCTCTCTCGTCAAAGCCGGATACAAACTTCGCATCGTTGACCTAGATAACCTGCTTGATATCCTCAAGTATAAAATCCTCGAAATCTGCCCGGACAAAATCGACAACGTCGAAGTCCGAACCATCCGCGATAAATACAAAGCTTCGCCCGGTGGCACGGTCATCGACGGCAAGCCCAAAGCATGGACCGACGTCGAAAAACTTCTAGACAACTGGAAATACACCGATGAAGATGGAACTGAATTTGACCTTGGAAAACCCGCAGAATGGGGTCCTGATTGCATCCTCGTAATTGACAGTCTCTCACGACTCTGTGACGCCGCTTACGATCATCATGAATCAATCGTTCCGCGAGGTAAATCTGGCGACTTTGACGGACGAACAGTGTATGGAAATGCTCAAGACGACGTCGAAAAGCTTATTGCAATGGTCACTTCAAAGAACTTTAAAGTAAACCTAATCGTCATTGCCCATGGTATTTACCAATCTAATCCAGATGGTACCACCAAAATCTTTCCGCAGGGCGTAGGACAAAAACTCTCGCCGAAAATCCCGCAGTATTTCCCGAACTATGTTCGATACAAGAACCAAAATGGCAAGCGCACGATTCAACTGGAGTCCGATCCTATGATCGACCTTGCCAATACCAATCCCGGAAAGCTTAATAAGAGCCTCTCAATTGAAACAGGCCTTGCTGAGTTTTTCGCGGTACTTCGTGACAATCCAATACAGGAGGCGCCTGAACGAGAAAAACCCAAGTCCCTGACTTTGAAGCGTGTCAACTAAGGAAACCAACATGTCCAATCCCAACTTTTCTTCCATCCTCGACGAAGCCCCGACCGAAATTGATCGCCCGAAGCCGCTCCCGGTTGGAACTTATCTCTGTACCGTCGTTGGATCGCCTGTTTACGACAAATCCACCAAGAAGGGCACCCCGTATGTTCAGTTCACCCTCAAGCCGATCGCGGCCGAAGATGACATCGACGCCGAAGAACTCGCTGACATGGGTGGGTTCGAGAACAAGACCATCCGCGCGACTTACTACACCACCGAAGAAGCCATCTATCGCCTCGATGAATTCCACGAGCATTGTGGCATTGATCTGACTGAACCTGCCTCGCGCCGGTCTCGGAATGATGACGTCGTCAATGCTCAGGTTCGCGCGGTGATC